GAGTTAGAAGGATGGATGTTGGCGATATGGGCGATGAAGAAATCAAAGCCTTGCAACTGGAACTCACAAATGCTGTGCGTAGAATTACATGGGATTATGGGGTGCATAACTAATGAGTGAACCAATGTATCTACAGGGTGATGACTATGCCTTAAATGGGACAGAGGAAGACATAGATGAAAACGATACTGGACTACCTGACCGCATGTGGGAGGATGACGAATGATTGTAGGCAACTGTACTGGTGATGATAATCCTGATTGGTGGTTCCCTGAAGTACCAGCAGGTAGGGTTACTCAGGAAAAAATCCTCAGACTTACATCTGAGATAAACTATGCGATACAATTATGCGACTCGTGTCCTGTCAAGGAAGAGTGTTTGGCTGAAGGTATGAAGATGGAAGATATGCCATCAGGTAAAACTGGATGGGGTAATTTACCATTCGGAATATGGGGGGGCAAAATGGCTGCTGAACGATTAGAAATGGCTGGCGTTAGACCTAGCCAATCTAGAAGTAGTGCATCTTATCAAGCCTATAGACTATACAACCTAACAAGAAACCTAATAAGGCGGTAAACCATGAAGAAATTATTGCTGTTATTTATAGCAATCTTTTCCCTTGCTGGAATGACAAGAGTAGAAACCTTACCACAACCAAGAGAATGGACAGTCGATGACAGTAAATACTATGCAAGAGAATCTTTGCTTGCATGGCAACATAATCAATGGCTGTGCTTGGATAAATTGTGGACAAAAGAATCAAACTGGCGACACGAAGCCTACAATAGTATCAAAGTCATGGGTAAAAACGCAGGTGGTATACCGCAGATTCTCGGACTATCGCCCGACACAAACCCAACTGAGCAAATTGATAGAGGTCTCGATTATATCTCGCACCGTTATGGAACTCCATGTAAAGCATGGAAATTCTGGCAAAAGAACGGCTGGTATTGATGCCGAACTATGACTTCAAATGTAATGATTGTGGTAACACTAGAGAACAGTTTATATACCACAAAGATTACGAAAAGTATGTTGTTAGGTGTCCAACCTTAAACTGCAATAAGGTAATGGAACGTGTATATACAGTACCAGGAATCAAATTCAAAGGTCCTGGATTCTATTCGACAGGAGGATAATGAAAAATTCTAATTGGGATTTAGACTTGCGTGATGGGGAACTAGGTGAGAGTAAACTCGCTGACCTACTGCGTATGGATACAGTAGAAGTTAAAACAGATAGACGTTGGATAGAGACAGGTAATCTATTTATAGAAGAATCATGTTTCTATCAAGGAAGTGGACAATGGGAACCATCAGGACTTGCTGTAAGCAAGGCTACTCATTGGGCTTTCATATTAGATAACAATGTAATCATTACGCCAATAGACCATTTAATCAATGTAGTTAGAGATTATGGTAGACCTATTGAGAATAAGCAAGCACCAAATCAATCCAAGGGGCACCTTATTACACCAGCGCAATTAATTAATTACAAGAGAGTCAAGAACGAAGAGTTTGACAGGGCTGGGGAAGCCTACAAGAATTATATGGAACAGGAGTATCCAATCTGATAACTAGATTGCTACTCTTCTCTCGACCCATCTTCTTCCCTTTGTTCCTCATCTTTCTCTATCAATTCGGTCTCTGGGGATTTATCCTCTTGAGTATTATTATCAAAATCCTTATCTGACCAAGGTCGGAATCCACCGATTCTAGTTATAAGTTTTTTGATTGCACGATTATGACGCATGCGAGCAGCATCTTCGCTACTTAAATTCATCTCGGTAGCAACATCGCCATAATCCATAGATTCAGCGTATCTGTAAAACAGTATCGTCCTATCCTCGGTGCTGAGTTTACGGTACGCTTTATCTATTTCAATCATCATAACCATCATATTGCCACCCTCGGCAGGTGCTGGTGGTTTACTTGGGCCAACTAGATTTAACTTATGCGACACGCCAAACTCACCTCGTAATACTGAAGGTAAGAGTGCTTCAACTATATCTGATTCATAAAAGAATGCATCTGAAGTTTCATAGCCAATAGACTTGGCTTTCCACTCTAAACAATAATCTAATGCATCATTACGAAGGCAACGATAGATTAAATTCTTAGCATCTTTCTCACCTATTGCTTCCCACTCATTTAACTTATTGGGATGCTCAAGGAACCATTTATATAATGATTGTTTAATGTCTTCCAACTCAACCATATCATATTTTCTATGGTATTCGGAAGCAACAGCAACTACAATGTAGTCCCATTTTTCTATACGATTCCATTCAAGATGTGTACTGTCTACCATTTCCAAGTCTTTCCTTCTACAGTAAATGACCTGTTAACAATAGGAACTAATTGAGGAACAACTGTCTTGCCATCAACATGAAGGATACCAAAACCTTGTTGCCATGTAAATAATCCCGCTTTAATATATTTAGCATTAGCATAATTCATTAGATTGCCTAGTTCCATACCCCATATAGTCTTAGGTTTACCGCCACGATATGTTTGAGTATGATGTGTCAAACCCATGCGATGCGTGTGTCCACACACTACTGACATGCCTGAGCGTTTGGCTAAACCAAGTGCGGTAGCACCAGCAGTAGGCTGTACGTTGCCCTCATCACCATGCATTAACAACCAGCCAGGAGCCAGTTCGTAAGGGTCTTTGTGATACTTAATCTCTAACTCATCAAGCCCTAAGAAATTTTCTAACTGCAACTCAGGTAAGCCAAGTAATCCTGGCGCTCTCATTGCAACTGTATTAAATAATCTATCTGTATGATTGCTACGAACCATATGTTCAACAGTTAAGTCATAAAGAACCTGTCTAGTAGTGTCCCTATCACGTCCAATAGAACGCTCAAACTCTAACTCAGTTCCTTTACTCCATTTACTAATAGTCTGCATATCCATTTCATCTCCGCAAGATACTACGGTGTCAGGTTGGTATGCCTTGATAAACTTAGCAATTGCCTTGACGGCTTCTGCATCGTGGTATGGTACTTGGAGGTCTGAAATACAGACTATTGTTTTCATTTCTTTTTGGCTCGTCTCTTATTCTCTAAGCCTACATTTTTCTTTTTGGATAAAACTCTTAGGTTAGATATCTTATCATTACCCTTGCGACCACCATTATCTTTATGGTCTACTTCTTGGTTGCGCTTTAACTTCTTGCCAGTAGCCTTCTTATATTCTAAGCGGGCTTTGTTTGTAGATGTAGTCTCGGTTGTGCCATCTTTTTTCTTACGCTTGATGACATAGATAGGACGACCACCATTTTGTTTACTACCTTTGTAAGGTCCAAATATTTTCATTGACTCATCCTTAATCTTTTGAGTTCTTTAAGTACTTCAAATAACATAACTACTATTGCTCCTTCACCGCTTTCTACTGAATACTTAGAAAGAAGTTCGTCAAGTTCTTCTTGTGTGCCTTTCATTTATCCCATTCTCCTCTCAGTACTAGCAATCCGATGATTGCATAGTTAGCCATGTCCTTAAATGAATCTTCAAATGATTCATGCTCTGGACTTTTCTTACTGTCAACTAAATTATTTATACGTGCCAACTTATCATGCATACGCACACGCAGTCCATTGATGGCACCGCCAGGTGCATCAGCAATATTCTTTGCGCCGTAATCTTTATGTTTAGATAGCAATAGGTCTAGTAATTCTTGGTAGGTCTTTCCAACATGGTACTCAAAAGTGGTATTTTGAGCGTCAATATGAGTGATTTCTGCTCTATCTGCTTCTTGGTTATATGGAAACCTTGCTTTTCCAAGTGGGTTATAATCTGCCATACTTCATCACTCTCCATCTTCTTCTTCGTTGGTTTCTGCTAGGAAATGTATTAATTCGCTATCAAATTGACGCATCTCTTCATGTATAACTATATCTTCTATATACTTCTTCATCTTTTTAGGGCTAGATTCAGCGGCATATAATGTAGCATAGGTTGATTGAGTAATACTTTTAATTTCTTCTGGATTATTTGCCATGCTATATATGCAACGAAGCAAAGAACCAATCATCAACTGATACCCTCCAGGAAGTATAAGTTTAGGGTCAAACTCTTGTCCGCCTTCATCATCTATAAGATGGTCAGTAGCGTCAAATATATTATCAAACTGTTGACCACATACTTTACATGGTGGGATATCTTTATGATTCATTTAGTCCCATTCTTTCTCGAATATACTGGGAACCGTATTTGACATAACAGGAGTTGACGTCTTCGCCATCTGGCATTTGCACAACGGTGACTGGCAACTCACGGGAGAGACTAGCAGCAAATTCTTTTCCTGGTTGGTCCCCGTCAGCAAAGACAAAGACTCGCTCAAAGTCTGCAAGTAATCTGGTATAGTGTTTCTTCCAAGAGTTAGCACCAGGTACACCGATGCAAGGTATGCCAACACAAACAGACAAAGTAATAGTATCCAATTCACCTTCGCATACTCCAATCCAATCCCCTGCTCTATCAACATCTAATACATTATACATTTTTGTTTCAACGCCTGTCATTCCCATGTACTTCGGTTCCACCGCTGGATTAAGCGACCTAAAACGTAAATCAACAACACCAGTTTTAGTAATGTAAGGAATCGAGAGACGACCTTGGAACGCTTCATGTCCAACCTCAGGCTCCTCTACTACGCCGAATCGAGCCAGACGTGCTGCTTCCCTTGTTATTCCCCTGCTTGCTAGGTAATCTTCCGCCTGATAAATGTTTGCTGCGTACTTTGCTGCTGCTTTGCCCAGTAATTCCTTCTGCGAAAGACTTTGCTTCACGTATGTCCACCCTTTCCTGCTTCGCTATAATCTGTAAACTGTTACCATTCATTCCACAAGCAAAACAATTAAATATGTTTTCCTTAGTGTTAAAACTTGCCGAACTATGAGTGTCATCATGGAACGGACACTTTAAATTAACTTGTCCACTAGTCCTTGATGGGTTAGCACCGTAGTGCTTTAACACTAAGACTATGTCTGGTAAATCATCCGTCAAATACATCGCCCAACCTTAATACTAAATAAGCATCTGCTATTTTTTTTCCTCTGGCTTTGATAATAACCGCAGGTAGGACGGATGTTCTTTTAATGCCTCTTGCTTCTGAATAATGCGTTGCTTCAACTTGAGCCTCTTTCGTCCAACCAGAGAGGTCAATGCGACCTGATTGACCTGGGGCTTTGGCTTCGATGACTCCGATGAACCCGAGAAAGTCCGAGCGGACAACAACGTCGCCTTCATCTCGTGCACCTGTTCTTGCAAGTCTCTCACTATCAAGTCCAATTCGTCTAAAATAATCTCGTAGTTCGGTTTCAAAGTTTGCTCCTCTAGCCTTGTGGCTTTTTCTAGTTGTCATGTGTAAACTCTTTATGAAATTTTATAATTTCTGCTGGAGCAGAATCTTGTTCATCATTACTATACATGCCCCATTTACACATATCGCATCCAATCCAGTTTAATTGTTTCGTCATGAATTCTCTGGAATGTCTTCTACGTACATGTACTCTGGATTAAATGCTAACCAAGTCATGAGAGTTCCTCCAGCATCTGCTCTACCGTAGCGATTTTTGACTGACGCCACGCCAAGCGATGTGCCCACCGTACCGAGTGTACATATGAGAGCAGGAAGTTGTGAGACTTTACCTTGTATTGCGCTTCTTGGCTGACAAGGATTCCCAGGAACTGCTTCAGAAGTATGATGTAATACCATAATCGCAGCATTAGTGGCTCTGGCAAGATATTTCAACTCCTTCATAAT